GCATTGGCGGGCGCCGTGGCCTGGCCTTCCAGAACCTCGGACGTGGCGGCGCCCGCGGCACTGGACGTATAGTCTATTCCGAAGACATTGGATGTTCCGACAGTGGTCACATTATCGGCGGCATACCATGTGGCTTGGAGCCTGAGCCGTCCGGTGAAGCCCGCCGTCACATAGCCCTTCGCGCTCAGCCGGTAGACCTTGCCTCCTTCCACGCTGCCACGCTGCCCTGATGCAATCGCCAGCGCCGTGACGGACTGCGAGGTGGTGCCATTGCCGGTTGGCGTCTTGAGCACCGTGGCGGCGCCAAGCGCGGTGGCGGCGTCGAAGTCATCGCCCGGCCCCGCCGGGTTGGTCTGGAATGACCAGCCCGCCGTCGATCCCCAGTAGTTCGTGTCGCCAAACAGCGGGTCTTGAATGAGATTGGTCAGGTCCGTTACGGCCAGCTTGGAGGCGATGACCGATCCAGCCGCGAGTTCGTTGGCCGCAACAGCACCGGCCTGTATCTTGCCGGATACAACCGAATTGGCGGCAAGTTCATTTGCCGTTACCGCTTCCGCCGCAAGTTTGGCGGTTACAACCGCGCCTGCCGCCAGCTTCGGTGTTGAAATCGCATCATCGGTGATCTGGGTTGTCGTGATCTGGCCAGTGACATCAGCCGCCGGGACCGTCGCCACGAAGGCCGTGCCATTGTGCCGATACAGCTTGTTGTCCGATGTCAGGAAGACCATGCGGCCGGCAAAGTTGCCGGAAACCGGCAGGGTTGCCACGATCTCGACGGGCACAAGGCCAGAGGCGAAGCTGGCGGTGCCAACCGCACCATCGGCAATGTCGCCGGACTCGATCTTGACCGGGGTCGCATTGACCGAGGCCGTCCATGCCGACTTGTTCCCCGAGGTATCAACCGCCCTGATCCAGTAATAGCGGATGACGCCGGGGGTGAGATTCTGAACAAGCAGTGATGTCGCCCTGGTCTTGAAACTTGCCGCCGTTCCCGCTCCCGGTGCCGGGGCCGCTGTTCCGAGCGTGTAGACATCATACTCAAGCAGATCGGCTTCGCTGTTCGCGGTCCATTGCAACCAGACCGACTCGAACCCCGCCGTGGCCGAAAGCCCGGTTGGCGTTGCCGGTGCTGTGGTATCGCCAGCCGGTGTGTTGGTGGCAGCGGACGACCATGCCGATTTGTTGCCGATGCTGTTGACCGATTTGGCCCGAACCGAATACAGGACGCCGGGGCGCGCCGGGAAATCAAATTTCAGATCGCCGGTTAGGTAGAACACTTCGGCACCGGCGCCTTCGGTAACACCGAGTTCATAGGCGACCGCTCCGGACGCCGCCGTCAGTGTAACGGTGATCTTGGTGACGCTCGTGCCATCGGGCGCGATGGCGGTTGAAGACGCAAGGGAGGGTGTGGCCGGGACCGAAGGCGCCGTGGAGCCGAGATCGCCGGGGTCGATGCTTGCGGTCGTTGCATTGACCGAGGCCGTCCATGCGGATTTGTTGCCAGACAGATCGACGGCCCTGATCCAGTACCAGCGCTGGGCGCCACCCGAGCCGATGTTGTCAACCATCGTGGTCGCACCGGTCAGCGGGAATGTTGGTGTGCTCCCGGCATTCGGAGCAGGCGTCGATGCGGTGTGCCGGTAGACCTCATAACCGGCGAGGTCGGTTTCGGTATTGGCGGCCCAGGTCAGCCATATCGACTTGAATGACGATTGTGCGGCAAGCCCGGTTGGAGTTGCCGGCGCCACCGCGTCCTTCGCCGTGGTGTGATTGACCGTCGAACTGAAGGCGCTCTTGTTGGAGAAGATGTCCAATGCCCGGATGCGGAGCGTGTAGAGCGTATTCGGCTTGACGCTCGGCCATTCAAACCGTTCGGTGGCGGAACCGGAGGCGCCAGCCTGGAATATGACCTCGTTGCCGCCAGACTCCAGCAATCCGATCTCGTAGTAGCCAAGATCGGTGTCGGCCACCTTGTTCCACGAAGCCGTCATCTTGACGATGGTGGTGCCATCCGGAGTAATCGAGGCGGTGCTGGTGATCGCAAGACCTGTTGGGACAGACGGCGGGGATGTATCAACATCTCCCCCGTCGAGTTTCGTCGTCGTCCCGCTGACGCCGCCTCCCGCTGGATAACGGGCCGACACGTTCCCGGTCCTGTCCCTGGCCTTGATCCAGTAGTAGCGGGTTACGGCGGTCCCAAGATTGTCACGCACCCACATTTGATCCGGGGCCGCAGTCGTATGGATCAGCGTGGCGCTGGCAAAATTGTCGGTTGCGGCCTCCCATATCTCGGTGCCCGCCAAATCCCCGTCACCCGGATTTGTCCATGACAGGACAATGCGGCCCAACATGCCAGCGGCGGACAATCCGGACGGAGCGGCAGGCGCCGTGGTGTCACCCGTCACCAATATCGACGCCGTACCAGACCACAGGCTTTGCAGATCGGAATTGTCGATGGCGCGGACCCTGGCCTGGTATGTCACGCCAGTCCGGCCACGGAATGAATAGATAAGGACATTCCCAAGCCGCCGCTCAACCCAGTCGGCGGACCCTTCCTTGATGGATATGACATAGGAGGCCGCATCGGCGCTCGCCGTCCATGTCGCGGTAATGGTGGAGACGGCGGCGCCATCGGCATTGATCGACACCGTTTCCACGAGAGCCGGTGTTCCCGGCGTAGCGGGCGTATAGACCGGCGGGGTAACAACGGGTTGACCGGCAACCGTGATCGGCCCGGCCGGCGCCGTGAAGTTTGCCACCGCGCATTGCCGAAGCGTGAGTTCGTACAGTTCCGGCCCGGCCCGGCGCTTCGAGACCACCTTCATGGTCAACTCATCGGTCCCCATCCGGTTGAGGTAGCTGTCCGTCAGGGCGGACGCGTCAAATCCGTATGGGTCCGTGTCGAGGAAACTGGAAACGCCAAATCCGGTGTCCCGGTTGAATTGCCGTGTCACCCAGTCGCCAGGCTCAAGCACCGCCGTCTTGCCGCCATAGACGCCGGTATGGATGGCCTGCATCCGGCTTTGCTCAAGCACGACCCTGCCAATGGCGCGGGCCTGGTACGGGTTTGGCACCATCGCCAGGTCGATATCCCGCGCAATCCGCTGCCCGCCATCCTGGTCCTCGTACTGGGCATCGGTCAGCGGGGTCAGCGTATGGGCGGACCACGGCTGATCAAGGTTGAGCCAAGAGACGTGAACCGCGTTGTAGATTTCGGAAAGAGGCGATTTCTGCTGGAACTTGAATGAATGGGCCGCCGCCATGTCATCGTCGGTGAGCGTCATCACCGGAGAATAGGCAGCACCCGCAAGAACCGCGAACTGGCCGCCACGCTCTACACCATCCCCGGCCATGGCCGCGATGAAGGCTTCCCGCGCGATACGGTGCTCTCCATCCGCATTGATGATGACCGAGACAACATACCGCTTGCGCGATCCGCCACCGTCATCAAGCGTTTCGTCACAGATGTTGGCGGCAGTCGTGTAGGCGGAATGAAGCATGTCATAGGAGGCCGCCCCGATGCCCGCGAGCAGCACCCCGTTCCGCCAGAAGCCACGGCACCAGTTGTAATCGCAGACAGCCGGGTTGCTGGAAAACTCCCATGTCGCGGGATCATCCCAGCGATGCGCCCCGGAGCCGCCATTGGTCGAGTCCTTGCGCCAATCATACAGCAAGGCGCCATCGATCTCCCACAGCAACTGCGGGCGCGCGGGCATCAGTTCTTCGTCATATTCGATGATGAAGGAGACGTAGCACACGCCCTTGCCGATGTGATCGGCGGTCCACCCGCCGATGGAGCCGCCCGCGGTATCGGCGGACATCGTGATCAGTTCGGAGTCGGCGGTCTGCGTCGTGGTGCCGGGGAACCACTTGACAATGAACTTCGCCCCGAACGACTGCACTTCGTATCTTGCGGCCTCGGTGCCAACCACGGCAACGGGGGTCAGGGTCTTGCGAACGCCGTTGACCCACACCGCCCTGAGCTGGTGGCACTGCCAGTCCGCAAGCTGGATCACATAGCAATTGGTCTTGTTCTTCTTGCCGACGCCCTTCCAGTAGACTTCCCGCCCGGCAATAGCCACGGTTCCAAAGGGAACGATGCGGTAGGAGTCGGCGCTGTACTGTACCTGTGTCTGTGAGCCGCCCTGCTGCTTGGGCTTCTTGGCCAGCGCCCCCGAGAGCAGGGACAGGCCGAAATTGACGGCCAGGCCAAGGGCAAAATTGGTGACGGCAACCGCCGTGGCAAACAGGGTGGTCCCGCCGGCGATGCCCAGCGCCGTCACGATGGCAATCGAAATAGGTTCCGCCGACGCGGCCTGTGACATGCCGATCAGGCTGACGCAGGACAGTGCCGCGATTCTCAGTATCTTGACCAGTTTCATCGGAGAGTCAGACCTTGAACGCCGTCTTCACACGTTCACGCGGCAGGCGTATCGCGCCATCCCTGGTCTTGCCGATCCAGAATGGACCCATATTCACAACGGCGCTCTGCACCCCGTCATGTTCGGCAACGCCGATGGCCCCGCGCCACGCAAGGGCGGCGGGGACCGTTTCAAAATATCTTGACAGGGCGTCTTCCAGTGTCTTCGCCTTTAGTTTCACAAGGAACTTCGCCACACATTTTTCCCCGGCGAAGGACGGGCGTTCGATGGGGGACGCGCCAGTGATGGCCTCGACGGCATCGAAGGCCGGCGCAAGGCATCCGCCATCCTCCCACCGGAAGGGCTCATGCTCCCATGCCTCGGCGGCGGCCAGCAGCCGTTCTTCCCAGCCGGCAAGCCTCTTGGCCACGAAGCGGCCTCTTGGCCACGAAGCGGCCTCTTGGCCACGAAGCGGCCTTTCGGTCACAGCAGCGGCCTTTCGACAGGAGTGTACTGTGACGCCCCCTCCAGCTTGCGTCCGAATGGCTGCTGCACCGTGCCGACGATGCCGGTGTATTCAAAGAACTTGTCGCCAGCGAAGACATTGCGGTGTTCCGCGTCCGACGCCTTCGCCCAGCCGCGCCGCGTGTGCTTGATGGACTGTGTTTCGCAGGTGCCCCGGATATACTGGCCTTCGCTGCCGCCGCCCTTTTCCACCGTCGAGATCACCCCGCGCCGGAAAATCAACAGATCGCCAGCCAAAGCCCGCGTGTCCGGGTTGAACCACGCCTGATAAACGGTGACGGGCCGCAGATGATACTGCTCGGCAAAGATGGTGTTGAGCACCGATGGCGTCAGGCCCGCTTCCACGTTTTCCCGCAAGGTGATCGTGAAGCTGCTGGCCTCAAGCCCGGTTGTCTCATCCCCGAAGTCGATCTCCATGAGTTGGCCATTGGCCTCGAACGTGAGGCCGTTCCAGGTGAGTGGCCCGGTTCCGTCCCAGAAGCCCCACTGGCCGCTGGGAAGGTCGAACAGCACGGCGCCACGCACAACCGGCGTGGCGCTCTGTATCTGCGTCAGGGTATTGGCGTGGGGTGATTGCATGGCTCAGATCACTGATACGCCCGCGAACGACACGGACGACAGTTCAACCGATGGATCGCCCTCGAATGAGCCAGGGACGGGAATGAATTGAGCCAGTGGCTTGATGACATTGGCAATGGCGCCCGCCGTGAAGATGTTCGTGGCGGCAAACGGTTCCAGCCTCACGCCGCCGCTGGCAATCGTGTAGTTCCCATTGCCATTGGCCGATATCGTTTCCGTGACCCGGTGCAGCGAATACCGCCCGGATTGCACGATCCCGATATAATCCCCCTCCGTCATAGTGAAGCCATTGGGCAACCGCAGCGCCGCCGCGTTCTGGCAGGCGATGCCGTAGGCGTCGGGAAAGGACGTGATCTCGAATGTGCCGTCGAAAGCCCCGCCCACAGACGCTCTGGTCAGCGAGGTTATCGCGGCATCGGTGGCGTATGCCTTCGGGCGCGGGCGGGCCTGGTCATGGGCGAGAAACGTCTTGCCGCCGCCCCGCAATGTGTCGAACCACGTCTTGAGTTCGAGAACGGCGTTGCGGTCAAAGATCGATGGCGATGAAAACCGCGCCCGCCAACTCGGATGGAACCTGTTGGCAACCTGTACCGCACCGCCACGGAACCGCACCGGGTCGTCGGTTCCCTGATCCAGGTCAAACGCGGTTTCCGAATAGAGCATCAGGCCGGGAAGCGGCCTCGGGTAGGTGATTGCCATTGCTGTGCCTAAATCCTGGCGCGGGCCTTGTGGTCGAGCAGAAGCTCGGGAAGGTTCGCGGTGAGTTCCTTGGCGTGAATCCGCAGGATTGCGGCTATTTCCTTCCGGTCCATGCCGGACCCGCCATTGATGACGGGAGCGTAGTTGACGGTCATCCCACTGGATTTGGATAGCCCTGAAAGGGTGCTCATGGTGCGGTCTGTATCGGACCTGGACAGGACCATTTCACCGCGTTGCAGGATGGCGGCGAACTCATCGGGCTTGAAACCGGAGTGAAAGCGCGGGGCATTGTGGAATGCCGCCGCGGGGACCATGCGGGATTGCTTTGGCTCACCGGCCATGCCGCCAGCGTGATAGATGCCCGCCCCGCCGAATGGGTCGAAGCTGAACAATGACCCAAGGCCGAGAAGATTGAACAGGCCGCTCATGGCCATTTTCGAGGCCAGCCGCGCGACATCGGCAATCATGCCGTTGATCATGTCCCGGAACGACAGCTTGCCGGTCGTGGCAAATGTCACCAGCGCATTCTCAAGGCCGGAATAAAGCCCGGTGATGATCTTTTCCGCCGACTCCGCGTAATTGCCGGCGTCGTCCATGATCCGCTCAAGACCCTTCTGGACGCCGGTCATGAACTCCATGTCCTTCAATTTCTTCGCCCGCTCGGTTTCGGCGTCGATCAGGTCGCGGGTGATTTCGATGGCCTGCTTGTCATAGGCGTTCTTGGCTTCCTGCGCCTTCCTCACATCGAAAAGGACAGCCGCATATGCCGCCAGAACACGTCCGCGCTCGCTGTCAAGGTCCAGACCCTGCCGGTTCAATTCGTCATATATGAACTGATCGCGCTCGCTGCGCCCGGCCTGCTCCGTCTGGAACCTGAGTTCCTGTAGCGCCTTGGCATACTTATCGGCCTTGGCCGCCGCGTCGGCCCTCGCGTCCGACGAGGCGTTCGTGGACTCCTTGGACTTGCTTTCGACCGCATCCAGCATTCCAAGCGCCGCCGCAAGATCCCTGATCTTGGTTTCAAGTTCGGCAATGGCCTGTGTCCGCTGGTCATAATCCGCGCCGCCAGCGCCGGTCGGAGACGCCATCCCCGCCGCCGTCTCGGGATCGACCGTGACGAATGCTCCCAAGTCCTGCGTTGCGGCGGATGCCTGCGCGAGAAGCAATTGCGCCTTGGCGTTCTTTACCGCCGCTTCCGCCGCCAGAATTTGCGCTTCGATGTTGCGGCGGAGTTCGTCCCTCTGTTCCTGAGAGGCGGAACTCGCATCGAGTATTTTCCCGCGCAGCTCGTCCATGGCTTCGGCGTGGGCGGTGGCGGCGCGCTCGGCTTCCGTTGTGCGTGTGGACAGCCAGTAAAAGCCGACAGCGGCGACAGTGAGCAATGCCCCGACCGGCCCGCCGAGGAATCCCACCACTCCATTGAGAACCCGCATGGCGCCCGCCGCCGCGACGGCGGCTGTACCCGTTTGGGCAATGGCGGCTGTTACCCGGCTCTGTGCCGCGACAACAGCGGCGGAGGCGGCGGCATGATTGGCGGCGGCGATGCCGGCGGCGCGTCCGGTCGTGGCGATGGAAGCGCCAAGAGCGGCGTTTGCCCTGGCGTTGTTGTAGGCCATGGCGGCATTGCGCGCCTTCGCCGCCGTATCCAGTTGCGCCGCTTGCGCAGACCTCAATTGCTCCTGTGCCAACGCCACCTGGCTTGCGCGCAAGGTGGCCATGGCGCCGGAAGCGAGGATGGTGCCCTGAATTGCGGGACTGATGGCCCCCGCAATGTACCGGGCACCGAGGGCCACGCCAAGGAACGCCGCGGCCTCCACCACCATGTCGATATTGTTGGCAAGCGCGACCATGCCATTGGCAAACATTCTGGACGCGCCAAGAGCGGAGTCCTGGGAGCCAATATATTTCGTCAGGGCATTGTCAATCGCGGTAAAGCTCTGCGAGATCGTTATCGACGTTCTGGAAAACGCCGCCTCGATCTCGGGCGCGACCTTTTTCAGCGCCTCTATGAGCCGGTCAGCGGTCAATTCCCCTTCCTTGCCCATTTCCCTGAACTTGCCGATCGACACGTTCATGCCCTTGGCAAGAAGACCGCCCAGCGGGGTTTCGAGTACAGCCCGCAGTTCCTCGCCGCCCAGCCTGTTCGATGCCAATGCCTGGGAGAACTGAATGGCGAAGCTCGCCGCTTCCTGCGGTGTTGACCCGCCGACCACAAATCCTTTCTGGATCGTCTCGGTGAGCCCTATCAATTCCTTGTAGCTCAAGGACAACCCGCGCGTTGACCGGACAAGCCTGGTAAACAGGGTCGCGGTCTCGCGGAAGCCCGAGCGGGACCGTTGGGCGGCCTTGAAAAGCTCGTTTTCAACGCCCGTCAGAAGTTGCGAATTGTCGATGACCGTCCGCAACTGGTTCTTGAGGTTCGTATAGCCATCAGCAAGCGCCATTACCGAATTGACGGCAAGGACTGCCGAAAAGCCGCCAAACACGCCGGTCAGGGTCAGAAGCGATGTTCTGAGCACATTGGCGCGGGACGCAGCCGTGTCCAGGCTCCGCGCCGCGATCATCAGCCCACGGCCAGAAATACCGGCATTGAAACTGCGGTTCATCCGCGACACGGCACCCGATGTGTGTTCGAGGTCCGTCCGCATCCGTGATGTCGTGCCACGGACATGGGCCGCCGCGCGGTTCAACCCGGCAACCATGGGGCCAGAATTGGCCTCCATTGTCAGCAGGAGTGAACCGACGATCTGTGTCATTGTCTTTGAGCCAATCCGTTCATTTTAGCGATCATCTGCTCCGCCGTTTGCGGCGCAGTCCGTCCGCCATGTTTCGGTGAGCGTGGATATTTCTTGGGATCGTGATAGGCGATGGCCGTGTAACTGCCGATCAGCCATGCGGATGCCCTGATTTCGTCCGCCCGGTGTTCCTGTGCCGCCTCAAGCCAGATCAGTGTTTCCCCCGGTGTCAGGCACCAGAACTCATCCGGCATCATCCCGGCGCGGAAACACATGGCCCTTACTGCGGGAACGACTCCATCAGGGCCTTCGGAGGGTTTTTGTCCTCACTCTCCGGCTGTGCAAGCAAGTCCTGCTGCCGCTTGATCTGCTCTTCGGTGAACTCCGCGAACGTCTTGCGGTGAACGCTCATGTAGATGGCGTCCAGCAGAAGAACGATGACTTCCTGCGGGGTCACATCGTCGGGAAGGGAATACTTCTTGCCCGCCGCAACCCGCACACCATCGGCATTGTGCAATCCTATGGAGACGAGGCCGGTCATGATGGTTGCAGAATACCCGTCAAGAGCCTCCATGACCGGCCCCCACCAGTCGCGGCGGCCAACAAGCGTCTCTATCTCGGCAATTCCGTTCCATGTGAAACACAAATAAGTGCCGTCGCCCAGAGCGGGAGACGGCACTTGGCCACGATACTTGTTCATGGGGTTACGGGTGGGCAGACGGTGTTACAGCACCGGACACCTTGAGCGTCACGCTGAGTTCGGTAATACCCTCAAGCGAGATCGCGGGCGAAATCGCCGTCACGTATGCCGCGAAGTTGAAACGCTGCGAGAATCCGGCAAACACCAGCCGGAAATTCGTCAGTGTCCGGTCAACATACTTCTTGCGAAGCCCTGTCGTGGAGTTCTGGGTGGCCGCAGCCGGGTCGAAGTGCAGGGTCAGCGAAATATCGCCGCCATCCTTCAGTGTCGCCACATGCTCGCGCTGCGAATTGTCGGACCCCAGATGGGTGCTCTCCACAGTGCCAAGCACCTCGTTCGGCCCATCGATACTCACCACGTTGGCAAGCGCGGTGTAGACACCCACGCCGTCATCCATGAGAAGCTGTGAGCCATAGCCTATTTTGCCGGTCGTTGCGGGCATGTCTTAGTCTCCTGCTGGTATGTAATGGGCAACAGCCCCGTGGAACCGCGCCTCAGTCTCCACGAGCGTGGTGAACCCGCACTTCGGGCACTCCCAATGAGGGAGTTCGGCCCAGTAACCGGATTTCATGCCGTGGATATCTGCGACGGGCGGGAGGGCACCGGCTTCAGGTTCACTCCCCGGAGCCGCATCATGCGGCGCGGGTTCTGACACGGAAGTCGATGATTCTTCTGAAGATGCTGAAGTCTGGTGTCGTGTCCTGGACATCGCTGCCCTCCTTGAAAAACACTGCCGATGTTGATCCAATCGTCGCGGAGACACCGCTCAAGGCGGTTATGACCGCATCCCCGAGACGATCAGCGGAGGGAGCGTCGGCGGCGCGCACCTCTATGCTGACCCGCGAGTTCGGATAAAGGTTCGCGCCCGCCATGTGGTATCCCTCGTCGGATGCCACCATGTAGACGATGATGTTGGGCCGGGCCGTGTTCGGCGGTTCCGCAATCGGGTGAACGCGAGTCCCGCAAATCGCCGTGACCCCAGGCGCCGCCAACAGCGCCAGGACAGCCGTTGAAAGCGCGCTCACTTCGACTTTTTCCCCGCCGTGGCCCGGCTCAGGGCGCGGCCGGCCTGCACCTTCAGGTCACGGAGCACCAGGACTGTGACCGCTTCCTTCTGTGCCTCGAATGTGCGTCTGATGACCGGGTTCGCCTTGGCGCCGGGGTGCATCCATTTGCGCTTCGGCTGCCAGTGCGGCGCGGTCCCGTACTCAACAAGGTGCATGATCGACTGGGCGCGGCGGCCAGACCCACCCAGCTTGAAAAGCGGGTTGTTGCGCGGCCTGCCCTTTTCCTTCACGGTTTTGATGTTTTCCGCGAGGTGCAACCCGGCTGGCGTGCCCGGACCCCATGCGTCGGCAACACCCCATGCCCCCGACCTGATGTATTCATTCTTCACCTCGGAGCGTAGCAGCCTCATACCCTTGCTCATCGAGGCATCGAGTGCCGCGCCACCTATCGTGCGTCCCAGTTCTCCAAGGGTCGCGGCAACCTGCCTGTCTCCGGTAATGGTGAAGAACGGACGGGCCATCAGTTTGCGGAGTCCTTGTCAACGAGGTGGACATCAAAGGAAATCGTGTCCCGCTCCGTAAACCCGCCCATCGCCCCGCGATTGAGGAAATAGGAATACAGATTGGGGTCGGAATAGGCTTCGGTGCGATCATGGATGAAGCGCATGTCACCGGTGATATCGAGCGCATCCAGGTAGTTGACCGTCATTTCGTAGCGGACAACCGGCTCCTGCGCGTTGCCTATCGTTTGCTCTCTGGCGCGGATCGGGCGGAACCTGGCCCACACCATCTTGTGCAAGACCCATGTATTGGCCTGCGTATTGTAATTGGCATCAACCGCGCCGGATTTCCGCTCGACCCGGACCTGTGCCGAAAACTCGCCAGCGAGCATCAGCCATGGTCCTTGGCAATACGGTACTTTCCCGCCGCTTCCTCGACCCCATAAACCAGCATCCGGTTCACCTGAACGAGGCGCGGCTCCTTGTAGGTCTGCTCACGGTTCTGGTAGTAGTGGCCGCCAAGCAGGATCATACCACGGCGGATACCCTCGGCCTTTTCACGCACCGCCGCGCCATTCCCCCAGCCAGCCACATAAGTGATCTTGACGGCATCGGGACGGCTGTAGGTTGATGGCCAGGTCTTGCCATAGGCGCGCGTGACCCGTGGCACGAGATCATGGAGCGTGACATCGTATTCGGTGGCCGCAAGGGTCTGCTCGGCATTGGCCGTATCACGATAGGTGATCGAGGTAATTGACTGTACCGGCGAGAGCGGCAGTTCCATGCCGTCCTCAAGCGCGGGAAGATAGAGCGCCCATGTCTGGGTCAGGATGGACCTGTTGAGCCAGCCATAGCGTCCGTCGAGATCGTAATAGGCGCTCAGGATGGCGTCGAGGAACAGGTCATCCTCGGCAGTGGAGAATACCCGCTGGTTCTTCTTCAACTCGGCAACCGAGAGAATCGCCAGAATCTCGTTCTGCGTCGGGGGGGTGACGTGCTGAAGGTTCACTTTCGCACCATGGAAGGCGGAGGCATGTCGCGGGTGATGCCGATGCCGCCCTGGGGCACGGGAACCGGCTTCGGCTTCGGAACGGGCTTCTTCATCGTGATAGAGCGGGCGGGTTTCCCCGCCCGCCTGTCATGCTCAGAGTGCGATGGCTGACTTGCTGACCGGAACGCGCTTGTTGGCGCCGAACACCCATACCGCCTGCCAGTCCACCGTATCGGCGGATGTGTGAGACAGGTCGGGCGTTACCTGAGCGCGGACAAACTGGTTGGCGCCCGACAGATCGAAGTCAAATTCGAGGGTATCGCGCGCATCAGTCAGGGCGCCGGTCTTGACGACCGTGGCGGCAAGAGCGGTGCCATAGTCATCGGCGCCAGTGCCGGAACCATCCGTCGCGTCCTGGATATTGACGGCGAACGAAAGGGTTTTCGCAGCCGTCAGCGTGGTTCGATAGGTGATGACCAGCTTGGCGGAGTCGAACATATCCTTCGCTGTGGTGTTGCGGCGGTCAACCCAGGCGCCGTCAACTTCGGTGTTGTCGCCGGTGCCAGCCGCGACAGCAGAACCGGAACCGCCAGCGCGGGAGGTGATGTAAGGGCCGATGTTCTTGCTCATCTTGATCTCCTATGGGGAGTTGGAGTGGGGGGTTCAGTGGCGGG